GACTAAGGGGTTGTTCAAGTATTTATTATCCGTACTTGACTATCTCGTATAGTTGGTTTATCTTAGCTTTACTCAAACAAAGGAGAACAAAATGATTGAGTCACGCTTTCTTGATAAAGCAGCCGCGACAGAGTTGCTTAACAATAACTGGAACAGCAACCGAAAAATCCACAGAGGCCTTAAAGATCAACACGTTAAGGAGTTGGCGTTTAAAATTAAACAAGGCCGCTGGGTCGTAGACGCAATGGAAACACCTATTCTGGTTGATACAGACGGTGTATTATATAACGGTCAAAATAGATGTATGGCTGTAATTCTCGCTGACCAAGGTGTGGTTGTGCAGTGCCGTGTAGAGTCGCCAGAAGAGTGCCAAAGACTGTACGCGTCTCTGGACTTGGGTAAAGCCCGAACAGTCGCAGACATTACAGGATTAAACCAAAGCAACATAGTGCTGCCCATACTATACCTCATGCGCTGCGCTGGACTAGAAGGACGGCTCAAGGACGAGGCCACCGTGTCGCGGATCGCGGATACTTATATGGGAGATATCCTGCACCACTTCAATCAAAACACCCGCTGGGTAAAAAACAATCGGTGCTTTAATTCGGTTCAGTTTAAAGCCGCAATGGCGTACTGTGTTCACAGGCGGGTATTGCCCGATTACGAAGCTATCTCGGTGCTTGATATGTTGCAGAACGACAAAGACTTCCTCTGGCCTTCTATGTATCGTAATTACCGCGAACAGATAATGTTTCCAAACGGTAAACTGAATACTGGCGGTAAAACCGTGGCAAACGATAAGTTCTGCCGAGGCGTCTATCTGTTAGAACGCCGCATGAAAGATCAGAGCAAAATTCAAATATCTAGCGGCTTTATGGATGACCTTACTTCAAACGTTCGCCGCGTGATTAGAATGGCGGCTGAAGAATGAACTATAAGATAGAAAAAAACATCCCCCTTCCCGCGTCACAGCGGAAAGGGAAATTCGCGCTTTTGGAAGACATGGAAGTTGGCGACAGCTTCCACGTTTCAGATGTAACCGCGCCAGCGGGCATCTATTCAAAAGCAGAAAGCCTCGGGATTAAAGTAACCGTGAGAAGCGTGACTATGGGCGGCTTCAGAGTTTGGAGAATAGAATGAGCGATAAAGCTTGGCATATAAGCTACCTGTCCGCTATCGTCGGACCGTGCGCCGCAACCACAGACGACGGCTGTATGGCGTGGGAAGCCGAAGAAAAAAGTGACTTTGTTATGCGCCTACTTGACAGGGATAATGACGGCAAAAACCTCCTAGTCGTTATTCAACCCGAAATGAACGAGTTGGCACTATACACCGTGACCGGATATTGCGTGGCAAACGAGCTGCCCTACATGATTAAAGATTGGGACGCCCTGTCCGCCGAAGGGCAAAAAGAAGCCCAGAAAACTAGGCACTGATGATGATTCACCGCGAAGAATACGAACGCGTGTGCGAGGAAAACAGGCGGTTGAGGGAATTGGTGAAAGCCAAATCCCCAATGGCTATGATGCAAATGCTTAAACGGTTTCTGGGAGGGAACTATGGACTTAACGGTACTGGAAGAGTGGAAGACCCTAGCGAAAATAGAAAACGCCAGAATGCTGGAACCCTACGAGGGCCAAAAACCTAATTACGGTATCGTCAAAAATAAGGTCAAAGGCGGCGGACCGCGGCTCTCGGAAATTAACCGCTCACTCGCCGCACAAAAACTTCTGGAACTGTCCCAAAAAGGTTATACTCTGGAAGAAGTATTGGCGAAAACAAACGATCCAATAGAACGGGTCGTGGGCCGCGCCAGACGCTATCAGATCATGTTTAAGGGACTGGAGGAGTTTTTATGAGTAACCACCTATCAGAAGTGGCAGAAGGCATCATACAGGCTTGCCCAACGCAGCTTAACCCCGATGAAATGTCCACCCTGATTGCGTACATGGTCTGGTCATACGGTATGCAGGGAGATTGGGACGATATGCTGCCCAAAATAGTGCGCTGCATAAATCTGGATGACGGTCACGCACGTATCGTCAGAGTGGCTAACAGAGACGCCAATAAGTTTCTGGATAAAGTGCTGGGAGATATTAGCAATGCCAGACGCAGTTAAACTGTTCTCCGAAATTGATCAACAGTTCCTCGAACTAGAACGGCAGTTCGAGGTTATTCAAGAACAAAGGAAAGAAATAGAACTATGCAAGAAGAAGACATTAAACGCATCCAAAAAGAACTCAACCCCTTTCAAGAATCCGAACTGAAATTCCTTCGACGAGAAGTCGATAGATGCCAAGATGCACGGTTCGTAAAAGAACCCCTGCCTAACGCCGATCAAAACTACTGGTGCGCCGCAGAAGAACTCGACCGATACGTCAGGAGCCTTCGTAATGACGGATACTGGATTTAAAACCATAATCGAAGTGATAGCTAAAGGATCGTGGCTCACGGACCTTGAAGTGGCTACAAGAGCGCGGATGAAACTAGATGCCGCGCTCTACTACCTTCGAAGACTTAGACGCTTGGGTCTGGTAGTAAGCGAATGGGTTCACGGACAGCGGGTCTGGGGCGTTCTTAACTGCACTTGACTTTCTTCTATACCTGTGGCACCCTGTAAGAGTAAATCTTATGGAGAACACAATGGGTATAACATCAATGGTAGACAGAGCGACCGCTCAAATTGAAATTGTCACAACAGACAAGGGAGACACGTTTGATATGACAGACGTGCAAAGAGATCAAAAACCCCACCGAACAATAGCCCTCGCTACCTTCTATTGGGAAGCAGACGAAGATTGGACAGAATTTGCCAGACGAGTGGCCTCAGTAGGTGATCGTATGTTTATGGAATTTGATGACGAAAAAACCGTCACTCAATACCTTCAGTTTAAAACAGGGGGAGTACTATGAACCAGACTTCTAGGCCGTGGACAATCCAATGCTTCCACGGAACCGCTTACGTCGATTACTATATGCACCGACACGACTTTCACGACGTGGTGCTGAGTTATGAATACGACAGAAAAGAATGGTATTCGCGGACACGGACCTCTCTCGTAACAATAGAAAAAGACACTCCGTTTAACGACGGCAAAGAGTTGTCTAAAGATATGACAAAAAAACTAAGAGCAATTATGGAGAACTATTATGAAAGCCCGAATAAACATCACACAAAGAATGCTCAACAAAAGCATCATAGACGCCAATAAAAGCGTCGTAGCGTTCTTTCGTGAATACCAGCCGGAGTTGGGATACGACTTCATAGACAATGGGGGCAAAAATACCCTAGTGGCGTACTATGACGATGGTCACCAATATACATCGACAAGCATACGATTGTACCGCAGACCGCGGGGCGATAAACTCCTGTCCGTCCAAGGGCTGACAAAACGCGCCAACGCCGGAAACGTTATGACGTTCGAGCATGATACAAAAAGCGACAGAATAATCGTCCGGCTCGAACTGGGTGAACCACCAAAAGAAATCAATCTAATCGAATAGGGCGGGTTTAGGGGTTTTTACCCGTCCTAGTGCAGGGAGCGGTCACTTAACACTCCCACGCGATAGGCCATTCGACATAGGTGGCAGGATCGCGGATCAGGCTCTCATCTTAGTTTTAGGTGGGAGCCTGTGTCGTTGGTAACGCGTATACTATACCCCTCCTGAGAATTGAAAAAAAAAAAAACGAAAATAAATACCCGTTACCGGTGTTATAAAAGTTACCACGCTGTAATCAAACAGAAATAGGGCGAAAAACGGTAACATTTTCGGTAACTCCATACTAAAGATAGGTGTTACTTCGGCAGTTTTTTAGCTCAAACGGTTAAGCAGCCTTCTGCGTTAAGCCAATTCTCCACAAAAAAATATTAAAAATGTTTCTCTGGCGGGGTATAATATATGCTGTTAGAAGGTATTGTATAGTTAACGTTCTGGAGAGGCCCGTGACTGAGAAAACAGCCGAAGACTTTGCAAAGCTGCCTAAGAAAACTAAACGCAAGAAACCGCGTCCCCCTTTGGCAAAACACGTTTATTTGAACGACGATGTTAGAGAGGCCCAGAGGCGCGACCCGCGAGGCCGGAAGTTTGCAACGCTAGATTCCCCCCTCACGCGTAAGCAAGAGCTTTTTGTAAAAGAGCTTGTGAGCAACGACGGTCACATAACCTACAAGGAAGCCGCGATAAGAGCGGGATATCCTGAAAGTTCCGCCCACACCCGCGCTTATGAGTTAACCAACCCTAACAAGTGCCCGCACGTTGTTGCTGCCATAAAGCGGTATCGGAATGAGTTAGATCAGCGGTTTGCCATAACTTACTCTCGACACGTCCGTGACCTTCAGAAAATCCGTGACGTGGCCCTCGAAAACGGGGCGTACAGCGCTGCGGTACAGGCTGAGTATAGACGAGGACAGGCGCAGGGTGATATATACGTCAGCAAGGCGGAGATCAGGCACGGCAGTATCGACAACATGAGCAAGGAAGAGGTAATGAAAGCACTGGATGACTTAAAGGAAACCAATGGCGCAGACATTATCGACGTTACCCCAGCCGAAGATTCCGACGGAAGCGGCGTTTTACCAGCAGTTGAGGACAGCAGCAAAAAGGATTAGGCCCCAGTTAAGCCTCACTCGAATAGAGAACTCTGTGGGTCAGGGCATACCAGACCTTATGATCTGCGACGAACGCGGGCTTTTTCATTTTGTAGAATTAAAGTTTTGCAAGGCTAACGCGGTTCGGTTGAGCCCGCACCAAGTTTCTTGGCTTACGAGGCACCGACACAGTAGTAGTTGGATATTGGTTAAGCAGCATCAAAACTGGGGAAAGAAACCCACTGTTCTTTTGTATCGCGCAGATCAGGCTATCGCGGTCAAAACAGATGGATTAAAAACCAAGCCTGTATATGAGGGCACAAATCCTTTTGATTGGTCTGCCATTTTGGACTTGATAACTCCCATATAATCGCATATGGTTAAGGGGTTAGCAAAATGGAGAACATGCTATGAGTTTAAACTATGATTTATGCGGCGTTAAAGCCGACTACAAAGACGATGCCGTCTGGCCTATCACCAGTGCTTTAATTTGGGGCACCATGTCGGTTGGCTTAAATGCAATTACGGAAAAGAATTGGGAAGAATTTTACGTTCGGTGTCACGCAATTGAAACGATAAACGGGGCTTGGCTTCGCGATAAGGATTTAAAAGGCCGTCCGATTACGGCGGAGGATGTAAAAAGCCACGTCGGATTGCACACTAACGCCAGCACTAGAACTAAGGCCCAGTTCCAGAAAGATATATATCGGCGTTTTGTGGATCAGGCTAACCGCAACATAACGCTGGATTTAAAAACCACCGAAGAAAGGGAGAACGCCTAACCGATGTTTATTTTTGAATTGATAGGTCGATTGCTTTACGGCAGCGATTACGAGGAATTGAGCAAAAGAGCTAACCGCAAAAAACCAACGCGGAAACGCCGCAGATAGAACTTTAGAAACTGCCCGCTTTACACGCGGGCTTTTTTCTTTTATAGGTATGGGACATTGTATAGATTGGAGAACGCTATGCTAAAAACTGTCGAATATAGCCGCGCAAAAAAGACGCGGGGAATTGCAGTCACATATAGAGCGGGCGATGGTAGCAATTACGGAACTTGCCCCGCTAGTTGTGAACTTAACCCGAGCGGGTGCGGTTCGTCAAAAATAGACGTTGATTATCTTGACGCTGTTTTAGATGCCAAACCAGTAAAAGGTGTATCGTTTACTTATTCGCATTTCTCTCCCCTTCACTGGAAACGAAAACTTGCGGCAAATAAAACGGTTATAAACTATAGCGCAAAGACCGCAGAAATCGCGGCAAAGTTTATGCGCTTTAAGGTGCCTTGTGTTGTGACCGTTGGCGAAAAATTCTGGCAGGGTAAAAAGAAACAGTCTGTCGATGGTGCGTTGATAGTGCGTTGTCCTGCCGAAACAATCGCGGGCTTTAGTTGTGCCGATTGCGGCAATGGTGACCCACTATGCGCAAGGCTCGAAAGAAGTTTTGCCATTGGCTTTACTGCCCACGGTGCGAGTAAAAAGAAAGCCGCCAACCCAGATGAGGCAGGCGGTTGCTATGCCAGTTCGGGAAACGTTGCGCTTCACTGGACAGCGACAGCCGCGCAAGATCAAGACGAAACAGACGGAGATAAATTGCGCCGCTTTGTTTCTGGCTTGTCGCCCCGCACCATAATCAGGCACCATATAGCGGGTGATATTGGCGAGGAAACGCACGATTAGAAATTTCCGCTTGATTATATATGCGAGGTTCTATATGAAGGGGGCGGGGCAATCCTGCCCCTTTAACTTTGGAGACTTACACAATGTCACATTCGATTGAGAACACGCACGGCAGCTTGACCCAATTAATGCAACAGGTCCAAGACCAAGCCGCCCGCAAGGCTGATTTTTTGACCCCGACATCAGACTTGCAGAAAGTAACCAATTCAGAAACACGCGAACCGGAATTGATTATTGAAGCAAAAGGCGGCGAACCTACCCGCCACTTAAAAATGAATAGCGTTGCTTTCCAACAACTAGCCGCGCATTGCGACATTGAGGCCCGCACGGCCCGCCGCCTTCAAACACATTATCCTTTTGAGTTCGATAACCTGATCAACGCTCACTTTGATCAAGAACCAAAGCGCAAGATGTTGAGAACGTTTCTTGATACCGACGAAACCAACGGCACCGCCAGAGCTTTGCTTTCCGACAGGTTTAAAACTTATGATAATAACGATATGTTGCAGACGGTATTGCCGCCGATCATGGAGAACGAAAGCCAGCTTCAAGTTGTTCAAGCTAATATTAGCGACAGTAAGCTATACATGCGGTTTAAAAGCCTTGTTCACACCGGAGCGGGTGCCAACGTCAAAGATATTATGGCGAACGGAGTAGGGTTTTCCAACTCGGAGACGGGCCAAGGATCAGTGACGGCATATCAACTGTTTTGGACGCTTGCATGTCTAAATGGTATGCAGACGGAGAACAAAACGCGAAGCAGCCATATCACCAGCGCCCGCGATAGCGACGACTGGGGCTTGTTATCTGGAGAGGCGCAGGAAGCCGATAACCGCGCCTTAAATTTAAAACTGCGCGACCTAGTGGAAGCATACAGCAGCCGCGAGATGTTTGACCAAGTGCTAGACAAAATGAAAGCAGCCGCCGCCGACACAATCGAAGGAGAATTTTCTGTAGCTGATACGGTCAACAATCTTGGCACCGTTATGCGATTAACCAAAAAAGAAACCTCGAACGTTCTGGACGGTCTTATGTCTACTATTGGACAAGCGGGCTATGAGAACCACCGCCCACTATCCCGCGCAACCTTTATTAACGCGGTCACAGCGGCGGGCAATAAATGTGATATCGATCAGACAGATGACTATCAACGCCTTGGAGGTCGTCTGTTGAATATGCCTGCCCGCGATTGGAACCGGATTGCCGCTTAAACTTTTTTGTTGATTTGCGCTTTACAATCGCGCATAGTGGGGCAGGGGAAACCTTGCCCCTTTAACTTTGTTTTGGAGAACAAAATGGAACTTGCAAAAACAGACTACACCAACGAAACCGAATTG